ACAAGGCCAGCCGGTCGCGCCGATTCTGGTTCAACCAGGTCGTCGCCTCCGAGGACGCCTGGCTGGACCCGGTCGCCGTCGACATGAGCATCAGCCGGATGGCCGTCGAGGCCCGACTCCTGGTCTCGCGCGACGGCCGCGCCCAGATGGAGGCCGGGTGGCTCGTGGCCGCCGACGAGCCCATCGTCATGTTCTTCGATGGTTCAAAGTCGAACGACTCCACCGGCCTGGTCGGTTGCCGCCTCTCTGACGGCTACGTGTTCACCATCGGGGTCTGGCAGAAGCCCAAGGGCAAGCGCGGGGACCTGTGGCTGGCGCCGCGTGAGGCCGTCGATGAGCGCGTCAAGCTCGCGTTTACACGGTTCAACATCGTCGCGTTCTGGGGCGACCCGTCCCACGCCAAGGACGACGAGGACTCGAGCCGGTACTGGGATGGCCACTTCGACGCCTGGATGCAGCGCTACGCCAAGCGCAACGCCGACGACAAGAACCCAGAGCACACCCTGGATCCGAAGTACTGGTCCATCAAGGGCGGGCACCGCAAGCACGCCGTCATGTTCGACATGACCGGGCCCGACCAGCAGAAGCTCTTCATCGCCGGGGCCGAGGCTTTCGTCGAGGAGATGGAGACCCTCAACGACATCGAGGAGTTCGCCCCATCGTTCGAGATCGACGGCCACCCGGCCCTGGTGCAGCACCTCAAGAATGCCGTACGCCACCCGCACCCGAGCGGCTGGGGCACCTCCCTGATGAAGGAGTCCCGCGAGTCGGACAAGAAGATCGACCTCGCGGTCTGTGCCGTCGGCGCCCGGATGCTGCGCAGGGTCGTCCTCAATGCTGGGCTCGCCGACGACACCCCGCCGGACCGGACCATCTGGGGCGTCGGCTGGTAGTGGACACATCTCAGTCCTGGGACTAGACAGATTGTGACCGGTTGAGGTATCCTCACGAGATGGCCACCTTGCGCTTCTTCCGACCGTTCAAGGTCCGCTTCGCGAGCACGAACGCTCCCGAGTCCCGCAAGCGCGGGCTCACGCCGGATCGCTGGAAGCGCGTACGCCGCCTCTTCGCGTTCTACGTCAACCACGGCATCGACATCGGTTCGGTTCAGGAGGCTGGCACCTACGCCAAGGCCGTCGATCCCGAGGTCGGCAAGATCAAGACGGTCTGGGCCAAGGCCAACTCCATCGTGCGCGGCCGCGAGGTCGGCAACGGCGTATTCGTCAACCGACTCCGCTTCAAGGTCCGCAAGCTCGACGACATTGACGTCGGGGACCTGCATGTCGCCGTCGTCAGGATCAAGCATCGCCTATCCGGCTTCACCTGGACCCATATCGCGATCCATCGTCGGACCAGGCGCGACGACCCGACCGGCGAGGACCGCCTGGCCATGAACATCCTGGTCCGCCAGTTCATCAAGGATCTCGAGCGGAATGGCCAGGCCTGGAGCCTGGCGGGTGACGCCAACGAGGGTGACCAGTGGGCCCTGACGCGCCTCGGTGTCGGCCTTGGCATCCAGGGCGTGGACCACATCCGAGCCTCCGAGCACTTCGCCCCGGTGACCCAGAGGGTCTTCGACAAGCCCGCCCTGTCGGACCATGACTTCCTGGTGGCCGACGCGCGGGTGACGCACGCCGCCGCAGCCTGACCGCCCGCTGATACCATGGGGCCACCAGCCCCTCACTCGAAGGACCCATCGTGGCGAAGATGAAGCCCGCCGACGTCGTCGACCTGGCGCACGCTCACTTCCCCTCGTTCCTGAGGTCCCGGCAGAACGCCATCGCGCTCGACATGTGGGTTCGCGGCCGCCAACTCGAGGTCGAGGAAGACGACGGCGATGCCGCGATCTCCGGCGCCCCGTACACCCCGCGCGAGACCGACGCCGAGTACGACGACCTTGCGAGCAGGGCCGTGACGCCATGGGCTGGCCTGGTCGTCACCTCACTGGCCCAGACGGCGTACGTCGACGGCATGAAGATGCCCGGCAAGACCGAGAACATGCAGGCCTGGGAGGACTGGCAGCGCAACCGCTTCGACCTCAAGCAGATCGCGATCAACCGGGCCGCCATCGGCATGGGCACAGCCTTCGGTCTCGTCGTCCCCGGCAAGGACCCGCTCACCGGCGACACCGCCCCCAAGTGGATGGCCCGCAGCCCCAAGAGGATGGCCGCGTTCTACGACAACGACGACGACGAGTGGGCGACATTCGCCATCGACGCCCTCCCTGTCCTCGAGCGAGTCGCCAACGGCCTGGTCTTCACCCAGCCGATCCAGAGCGGCTGGACCGTAGCCATCTATGACGAGCAGGTCACTCACCGCCTGTCCTGCAAGGGCGACGGGGTCGAGATCAAGGACTGGACCTACATCACGTACGAGGAGCATGGCCTTCCAGTCCCCCCGGTGGCCAGGATGGTCAACCGCCTCGACCTCGATGGCCGCGCGACCGGCGAGATTGAGCCCGTCATCCCCCTCCTGCGCCGGATCGACCAGGACGTCTTCGACCGCCTGATCGTGCAGCGCTTCGGCGCCTGGCAGATCCGCTACATCGCCGGGATGGCCAAGCCCGAGGGCACCCTGCAGCAGCAGGCGGCCGCCGCGCTGCGCCTGCGCATCGAGGACTTCCTGGCCAGCCCTGACCCTGACACCAAGTTCGGCACCCTGACCCCGACCCCCCTCAAGCCGTTCGAGGAGGTCACTGACGCCGACCTGCGCATGCTCGCCGCGATCACACAGACCCCTCCGCATCACCTGCTCGGCCTCTCGAGCAACCTCCAGGCCGAGGCCCTGGCGGCCGCCGAGTCCGGCCTGCAGCGCAAGTCGAACGACTTCAAGACCGGCGGGTCGGAGTTCTACGAGCAGATGGCACGCCTCAACGCCATGGTCCGTGGCAACCGCGAGGAGGCCCGCGCCTACAACATGCAGGTCCGCTGGCGCGATACCGAGTCGCGCTCGCTGACCCAGGCCGCCGACGCTCTCGGCAAGATCGCGGTCCAGCTCAAGGTCCCGGTCGAGATGCTCTGGGAGAAGCTCCCGGGCTGGACCGACAACGACACCGAGCGCGCGAAGACCCTGGTCAGCGAGGGCGGTATCGAGGTGCTCCTGGCCGAGCTCGCCAAGCAGATCGACGCGATCAACCCTCCGGAGGCGAGCGGTGGCAACGGCACTCCTGGCTCCGGCGACTGAGGCCGGGCTCCTCACCGCAGCGTTCAGGGCGGCACAGGCCCGCCGTGCTGCGGCCATCGCCGCCCTCGTGGCGGTCTACTACCGGACCCGCGTCGATGTCGAGGACCCCAGCAGCATCGAGAACTGGCTGAGGATCATGGTCCCCAGGATCCTGCGCGAGCACCAGATCGGCGCCAGCCAGGCCGCCCTGTTCGCCAACACCCTGCGCCGCCTAGAGGTGCCCGACGCACCGGTGTTCACCTTCACCGCCGCCCCGGACGCGAACGAGGACCAGGTCCGGACCTCCCTCATGGTGGTTGGCCCGAAGGCCAACACCAAGCAGGCCGCCGACATCCGCCGCCTGAGCGAGAAGCAGTTCACCCCGGCCGACAAGGCCGCCCTGATCCGGGACCTCGAGCGCGCGACCGAGGTCAAGATCTCCGGCGCCGTCGCCAGGCACGCCCAGAACGGCGCCCGGCACACGATCCAGGAGGGGATCCGAGAGGACCCTGTTGCGCTGGGCTATGTCCGCGTCACCCGCGACCAGCCCTGCTACTTCTGCGCCATGCTCGCCTCTCGTGGCCGGGTCTACGAGGAGGGCGCCTTCGACGACTCCGACCCGCGCTTCACCGGGCCCGGGGACGCCAAGGTCCATGACCACTGTCAGTGCCACCTCAAGCCGATCTACTCCGACGACGACGACTACCTCAAGCGCTCGGAGTACTTTCGCGATCTCTGGCTGGAGATGTCGACCGGCTCGAGCCGGGACGCCATCCTGACCTTCCGTCGGGCCTACGAGGCCTTCATCCGTAGCACCGCTTCCTGATCTCGTCAAGAGATTCTCTGGGGATTCCCACCTGCCGAGACGCTCCCCGTGTACCCTCTTGTCAGAAGGGTCATCCAAGACGGGACCTCAGCACACCGCTCCAAGGAGGGCATCGTGGGCAAGCACCTAGACAAGCTCGGGAAGTTCGAGAGCTACAAGGCACCTTGGGAGTCCGAGACGGGCTCCGACGAGGAGATCGACGCCGAGAAGTTCAAGAAGTTCCTCTTCAACCTGCTGTCGGACAAGGCCAAGGCCGAGGACGCAGCGGAGGAGGCAGTCACCAAGGCTGCGGAGCAGGTCACCAGCATCCAGGCAGAACTCGACGCAGCGAAGGCCGATGTCGCTAAGGGCGACTCGACCGGCAAGATCGCGGAACTCGAGACCAAGCTCGCAGAGGCCGAGTCGGCCAAGGCTGGCGCGGAGACCGCCCTGGTTCGTCTGGAGGTCGCAACCGAGAAGGGCCTCACCCCGAAGCAGGCCAAGCGCCTGCAGGGCAAGAACCGTGAGGAGTTCGAGGCGGACGCCGACGAGCTGCTCGAGGATCTGGGTGTGCAGCCGGGCAAGACGGAAGAGAACGACGACGACGAGGGTGAGGGCCGCACGGCTCCTCGCAGGCTCAACCTGGTGAACGCCGGGGACAGCGGCTCGGGCGGCGCCGAACTCGACTACGACAAGCTCGCTGGCGAGATCGTCGGCGGCGGCAACTTCTGATCCACCACCACAAGCATCACCGGTAGCTCCTTCCACGGGGGGTGACCCGGCCGTCCAAGACCGTAGGAGGTCCCCGTGGCTGTTCGCAAGCTCAAGGCGAAGAAGCAGATCAACTTCGCCCTCCCCATGCTGCAGCGCCAGCTCATCGCGCCGCTCATCACCACGATGGTCGCGGGCGAGAACTTCAAGGGTGCTCGCGGCGACACGGTCATGCTCAAGGTCTCCGAGGGCTCCATCGCCACGGCCCGCGAGTACGACTTCCGTGGTCGCACCGGCCCCATCGTTCTGGACGACATCTTCCAGACCGGCGGGCGCTTCCCGATCCGCCTGAACACCCACCTCTACTCGGCCACCGGCCTGGAGGACGAGCACTACACGCTGGACGACGTCGCGTTCGCCCGCGAGGTGCTCAAGCCCCAGATCGAGGCCGTGGCTGGCAAGATGGAGGCGAAGACGGTCGCTGCGTTCCGCAACCTGACCTTCAAGCACACCATCCCGTTCGACGCCTCCGACGACCCGCACCTGGTCACCCTCGAGGCCCGGCGCCTGATGGACTCCGAGAAGGCCGCGCCCCGCGAGGGCCGCGTCCACCTCGTGGGCTCCGACATCGCCGCCGCGTGGCTGGCGTCCGACCGGCTGTCGAGGTACGACAGCACCGGTGAGACCGGCACCCCGGCTCTCCGCAACGCGATCATCGGCCGCCTGGCCGGTGCCCCCGTGGTCGAGCACAACGGCCTGGCCCCCGACGAGGGCTACTACCTGCACAGCTCCGGCGTGCTGGTGGCCAACGTCGCCCCGGCCGTCCCGGTCGGCGTGAGCGCCGGTCAGTCCGGCGTCTCGAGTAAGGGCTACGGCCTGCGCTGGATCGCCGACTACGACCCGAACTACCTCCGGGACCGTTCGGTCGTGTCGTCCTTCTACGGCGTCAACGAGGTGCGTGACGAGCGCACTGCCGAGGGCGACTGGATCATCGAGGAGGACGAGTTCGACGCGGAGGAGCTCGAGTTCCTCAAGAACCGCGACGGCTCCGACGTCGTTCCGGTGCCCGTCGGCACCCGGAAGAACGTCCGCGTCATCAAGTACGACGTCACCGGCACCGGCTCCGTCCTGGTCTGAGCGACGTAGTTCTGAGCGAGGCCCCCGAGACCCTGAGGTCTCGGGGGCTTTCGCGTATCATCAGGGCCATGAGGAAGGCTCGAGCAAGGCTCAGGCGGTGGCGTTACATCCAGCGCTCCTGTCGTCGACTGCGCCAGGAGCTCACCGACGACACCCTGGCGCGGTTCGCCTGCGGGATCTGTCCGACCTGCCGGGACGGTGTTGACAAGGTCTGAGAGGGTCGTGTACCCTCATGAACGTAGAGCCGGGCGCCCCCTTCGACGGGGCGGCCCCGGCCGAGGGGGTCAGGGAGCGCGGTCCTGGTCACGCACCGGGACGTAGGCTGGGGTCGCCGGGGCTACACAACTTCACAAGCGAGTTCCATTAGGGCGAGGGAGATGTACTCGTCTAGTCGGGTGAAACTCGAAGCGCTAGGTCCGGATGACTCTTCCCGGTGCAGTCCATAGCGTGAGGGGGAAGCCCGGCGCCCGAGGGGGTGAAAGGCGTCGACTGGCGGAAGACCGCATGCGGACCGCCAGGGCGGTCGGCAGCGTCGGCCGCCAGGACCAGGGTTCGATTCCCTGCACCTCCACCATGCCAGACCAACGGATGCACCTGCCCCGGCAACGTCGGCCGAGGCACCCGACCACACACCGCACCCTCAAGCAGAAGATGGTGACCATGTACCTCGAGCCAGCATGCCCCGAGTGCGAACAGGGCAAGCACATCAACTGCGATGGAACAGCATGGGACTACGAGTACGACGTCCCCGTCCGCTGCGCATGCGAGATCACCGCCCACACGATGCGATTCGAGGAGCTCGACGCACCACCCCCTCCCACCTGACGGCGGCGTGTCGCTTGACAGATCCGCGCGGCCGTCATCCCGTTTTTGGACTGGGCGCCCGCAGACTCGCGCAGCACTCGGCCATGTGGCGCGCGCGCCCGGGCCCGGGCTGCTCACATGTCCGGCGTCTGCTCATCATGGGGAGTACACTCGAGATCGACCCCACGTTCCAGGAGGAACCCCCCATGGCAGACCCCACAGTCAGCGCTTCCCT